ATCGTTCGATTCAAACAAGTGTTTAAAACAAGCGCACGTTTCAAACGATCGTTTAAATCACGCATGACGCAAGTAGTGTTCGCGTGGATAGTGTTCGCTCGAGTAGGGGGGGAGGGGGTCGGGATTAGGTTGGTGTAGAAATTCCTGTACCATAAGCTAGCCTTTTAAAAAATGTTGCAATGGGGCTATCGTCATCAACTAGCCAAACAAAAAATGCTATAAGGGCGAATGTACTTGACGGGTTGTGAGTTTGCGGGTAGGAGGGTGAATGACTGAGAGTGTGCTTGATCCATGGTTGATGCTTGGGGACACGTTGGAGCGCATGAGAGAAATCCCAGACGGATCGGTGGACATGATCCTGTGTGACCTGCCATATGGCACTACGGCATGCAAGTGGGACACGGTTATTCCGTTTGAGCCACTGTGGAAACAGTATAAACGGCTCATCAAACCGCGCGGGGCGATTGTGTTGTTTTGTACACAGCCCTTTTCTTCAGTGTTGGCTTGCTCCAATTTAGAAATGTTCAAATATATGTGGACTTGGGAAAAAGGTAAAGTTGGCGGGTTCACATCTGCAAAACTGAAGCCGCTTAAGTTGTTTGAGGATATTGCAGTATTCTCATTAGGTAAGACTGCAAATTGCAATTTGAATAACATGAACTACTATCCGCAAGAATTATTTGCGGTAAATAAAATAACTAAGTCCAGCAATGATAAGTCTGCGACAGGTTACGCTAGGCCGTCAACCGAAGGTTCGTATTTGCAAGAATTTTCAAATTACCCGAAGCAGCTTATAAAATTCAATCTCGATTCTGATAGAGTCCACCCCACCCAGAAGCCCGTAGCCCTATGCGAGTACCTCATCAAAACCTACACCAACGAAGGTGAGACTGTGCTGGATAATACTATGGGGAGCGGCACGACGGGTGTAGCGTGCATGAACACGGGGCGTAAGTTTATCGGAATTGAGCGTGATGAGAAATACATGAAGATTGCGGAGAGTCGTATAGCCACGGCTACCAATGAATGTACTTGACAGGTTGGCGTAATTGTGCGTAGGTTTGTGCATGGCAAGAGGAGATTCATATCAATTGCAGGGTCAGCAAGGCGGGGTGTACCTAAGTGGCGCACAAACTGCTACGGGTAGCTTCCGTAACATTGTTGCGTTGACGGCTACAACCATCACGGGGATGACAAGTAACTTCGTGAGTGATGTTAATGCGCCAATTACGGCGTTGGTAATCCCAGCGGGTACTTCGGTAGGTGGTCAGTTTAAGGACGTTACTATTTCAAGCGGTACTGCTATTTTTTACTACGCTTAATGTGCGGTATGCCGTACAGGACGCATGGCTAATGTTGGTTCTATAGCTATTTAAGAATGAGTCAATACAGGTCAACGGGTGGGTTAGATGACGCGATTGCCAGTGATGGTGACAAGGCGTTTAATAGTGTTAACCTGCGTGACCAGTTGAACCAGTTGCTGCCTACCGAGGTAAGGGAGAGCGTTAACGGGCGCATGGAGGGGTACTGGAAACCGAGGAAGAGCGTCGAGAGCAGGACGGGTGCGCTGGTATCTGGTGGTAACCCGTTGCAGTTGCCGTTCTATATAATTGATGCAGCTAAGAGCATTACTGCGGCTACTGTTTCCTCTGGGTTAGTTACTTTGACTACATCGGTAGCACATGGTCTTACAGGAAGTGGGTTAGCCCGAATTGCTGGATTAGTAGGCGATGCTGTTATGGATGGTGATTTTGTTTTAACCGTAACAGGTGCAAGCACATTAACTTATTCGGTAGCAGGGTTGACTACAATTAGCTACCAAGTAGGTACGCTTTCACAGACTCCAATCAATGACTCTGCTGCTGGCAACGTCCGTGCATCCTGCTTGTTTAGTAACCCTAATGAGCAATCCAAGGAGTACGTTATTGTAGCACTAGATACCGTTGCTAAAAAGATCGACCTTGATACCTATGCGGTAACTACGATTACCTACCCACCAGCCCAAACGGTAGATGCGTTTACAGACATGATCCAAGTGTTTGACAAGGTCATGTTGTTCCGTGATGGCAAACAAGCACTTGAGTGGTATCCAAATGGCCGCCCTATTGTCTCAGCATCATCCAATGCAACGGCTACTCCAAATACGGTTGTAACCATGAACGTCCGTGAACACGGACTATTAGTTAATTCTCCACTTATTATTGCTGGGCTTACTGGAGGAACACCTCCAAACGGAACATATGTTGTTGCCACAGTAACTAGTCAAGATACATTTACATTCATTGCGTCAGACATATCTACAAGCACGACATTCGTTACCACTGTTGCAACTGTTTCAGATGGGTTTACGCTATCCCCAGGTGGTGCTTACACTCAACCTCAAGTATTTGATTCACATGGAGGCAGGGTATCAGTGGATGGTGGGCTTGTCACAATTACGGTAGACGGGAATACTACACTAAATGCGGGTAATTCCATTATTGTTTACGAGAACACTATTCCAGAATTATCCTCACTAGTAGGTAAAGAATTTCAGGTAGCTAGTGCTACAACCACTCAGATTCAATTTTATGCGCCTGTCCCCAACATTATCCTTAGAGATATTACTGAGGCTACACACACAACCAATATAGTCAAGTTATTCACTGATACAAACCACGGGATTCCTGTTGGAGATATAATCAATGTAAACGCTGTGATATACACTACTGGTACAGATCCAAACGGATTGTTCACAACGATTCGTCAAGCAACGAATATTAGCTCGGCATCATTCTTAGGAACCACAGTAACCATCAATTGCACTGGGCATGGATTTTCGACAAATAATTTAATAACAATTGATGGAATTGAGTTTACTAGTGGAACAAATCCTAACGGGGTGTTCAGTATCACTAAAATCAACGCGCATAGTTTTTCTTACATTCTGGTTGGTGGAGTTGACTCATATATTACTACAAGCGCATTTGCAACAATAGACGATATCAATAAACGTCTGATTTACAACCTTGTTGGTGCAGGTGGATTATATGCAGTAACGAGTTCGTATGTTACAACTGCAACAGGTGCATCCAATCAACAGATCGAAATTGGAGGAAGGTTCAGCGCAGGTGGTGGATTTATGCACCAGCCTGGTGCGCCGTGGGGGATTCACTTCCAACGTAGGCTCTGGGTTCCGTACTACTACGATCAATCTGGTGCTTACAATAGTCCAACTTACGTTAGTCGCAAGATTGCAGACGAAATAGCCGTTTCTGATATTCTGGATACGACAACATTTGACCAGATTGAGAGCCAGTTCCGTATTACTGGCGGCACAGCGGATTCTGTGGTTGCCATGCACGGGTTTTACAACGATTCGCTTGTTGTCCTGAACCGAAACAGCTTGCATTTAATTCAAGAGTCTAAAGGAGGTCTTCTTGATGTTACGGTAAAAGAGTTAACCTCTGAGATTGGATGTTTAGCTCGCAAGTCTGTTGTCATGCGAGGCAATGCAATGTATTTCCTGTCTGACAACGGTGTGTACGGTCTTGAATTCCTCAATGACTACAACCTGCGGGGCATGGATCAACCGCTTTCCAAGAATATCCAGCCGTACATCGACAGGATTAACCCAGACAAGGCAGATAAGGCCGTAGCGGTGTACTTTGACAACCGATATTTCCTTGCCGTACCGCTCGATAGCGTTGCTGGTGCTAACGATGCCATTGGTAACAACGCAGTATTGGTGTATAACTTCCTAAATAAGGGTTGGGAGTCTATTGATACCTACGGTAACAACCAATTTATCATCACGGACTATATCACAGCTTCTGGCGGGGTGAGGAATAACCTATACACGGTCACAAGCAACGGTGGTCTGCACCAGATGGAGTTTGCTGAGTCAATCCAAGACAGATTGAGCGTGTCCAACCTAAGTAACGACATTGTAACGCCGCAGATTGCCGCATCGTTGACATCTAGGGGCTATAATTTCAACACTCTAGAGCGGAAACGCTTTACGGACACTCAAATCCAGATGCAGAACCTTGCTGGCGAGACTGGCGAGTATAGCATCTCGTTTGCCGCTGAAGACCCAGACTTTGCGGCTGCTATTGGCACTACTTCTACGTTCCTTGGTGGTATGCTCACGCCTAGTACCACTAACGAGG